ATGTGATGCAATGATCAAGTCACGAATTCTGTGTGCAAATTCATCCATTGAAGAATGCCGGTTAAGTCCGAGGACGTTATTAAGGGCTTCCATAAATACGGAAAATTGAAGGTACTTTTTCCTAGTCTCTTCAATATCCATTGAGGCAAAATAGTTGTCCTGGTTAAAGTCTCTTTTTTTGCCTCCGGCCATTGTGGCCTCGTTTGGGTACTTTTGATTAATATCCATTATACGGGTTGTTTAGTTACTACTTGTTCAGCCTGAAATCTATCCTTCCAGGCGTTGTATTGCTCATCCTGACGAACTTTAAGTTCTTGCTGCTTAAACTCTTGTTCCTGTGCTTGCAAAGTCTTTACATCTTCTGCAAGCTGCTTTGTAAGTTCGCGATATTGTGCCAGGGCATTAAGTCGTCCTACCTGATCCATCATAAAGAAGTCATCATTAAGGATCCCTTGTTTTTTATAGTATCCCGCCATACGGTCAATAGGGTGTCCCTGGCTGTAAAGCTGATAAGCCTCCAATGGCGTAATTACGCGGGCGGGCAAGGTAATTGACCTTGAATTGTTTTTTTCACTTTTAGCGACTCCGGTATACATATTAACGATTTTTTAAATCTCGATTTTTTGTCCTTGAAATTTGCGTCTTAAAACGTGCGCTTTTGCCTTGTGCCTCCAATTTATCAGGGGATAGACCCCGCCTAACGGCGTTATTATAATCTGTCTCCTTTTTTTCTTCAACCTCTCGGCGAATATAGGCGCTTTTTTTATTTCTTTGCGCTTCTGTAAGGTATTTCTTATTAAAGTAGCGCGGTAACGCCGTTTTATTTCCTCGTTGATTAACCACTTGATTTCCGTGGGGCTGCTGTATATACCGTAGCGAACCAGGGTTAATAAAACCGGCTCCAAGACCTTTGGACATAAATGATAATTCCTTTTCCTTATCTTCAAAGTCTCCATCCTGGGGATCATGTTTAGTTATATACTTTAGTACGTAGTCAATGGTATTTACATTACATTCATCCACTTCAATCCGACCCATTGATTCACCGGGATAATACTTACTTCCCTGCTTAACCTGTGATGACCAGGCTAATTTAATGTTTTCCCAGTCCTTTACATTGTAGATGATATAGTGCATATGAGGCCTATTAAATTGGTCTCCATATTCTATAATTCCATAATATTTGAGTGGCTTATCTTCTTTAATTCCAAGCCTTTTACGTTCAAGCTCACCTTCTGATATAGATCCACGCCTTTTCAGGCGCAGATCCTTTTCATAGTATTTCAACCACTTTATAAAATGGAAATGGTCCTGTTTGTTACCAGTGGGACCGGTTTCTCCGAAAGGGAGAAACCGGTCATTATAAGTCAAGGTAACGAAAGCGGAACTAAATGAGTCTAACTGCTCTTCCTGAAGCCTGAAAGACCAGGCAGATTTTCTCTTTTTAAGACATACCAAGCATTTGCCACAGCCAGCTCCAAAGCCATAAATGGGTTTCCCATCCTCAACTTTAGGAATGGGAAACCTTACATAATATGGATTATCACATTCCACTATAGAGAAGGCAACGCGTTAACTGGCAACCTACGGAGAATATCAATAGATATATAAGAGTGTACATAACACTCATGTTCTCCGGCTTCTGCATCAACACGGAATACCCTTCCGATATCCGGCGTACAAGTAATAAAGTCAGAATTTAGGGCAACTTGTGAGGCTGCTGTGAATTTACGGCCAAGGTGGAACGATTGCCACAAGGTCCTCATTTGACCAGATACGATATCATTCGAGTACCTCTCATTATGGTATTGAGGAACATAGCCAAATATTTCATTGTTCCAATCGATATCAGCATCATACCAGGAGAACCAAACCTCTTGATTTTTCATAGGCTGGTCACCAATGTACGCGAATTGCTCCCACATATAGTCCATGCGGTTTTTACGCATCCACATGCGATCGGAACCTGAATAATATGAAGCTTTAGGGTATACCGTAACAATCGGAATAATATATCCGTAATCTGGTACCGTATAAACGAAAGTAGGTGTATCATCTGATGCCAACGCCTTACCTGCATAATCACCAACAAAGACAGCCCCTGTTTCAGCTGTGGCCATAACATCCTGAATAATTATATCACCTGTGTAGCCACCAATAAATACCGGACGATCGATCATAAGAGGATTTGGATCCCAATCAAAGAAACGTTTAACAAAGTCATTCCATCTTACAGACTGATGAGGCGTGGATGTAGTAGCACCGGCGCGAGCTGCTCTCTCAAGGAATTCCTGCATTTGCGCAGCGTAGCGAAAATCCAACATCGTAGAAGATAGCTGCAAAACCAAGTTTGCCGTTTCTCCCTGATTTCCTAATTCACCGCCTACAACCTTAATCTGCTGATTAACAGGCGATGATCCATCCAAACCCAAGATTGCTTGTGGGACATAGTCACCGGTTACAGGATCCGTGGCATATGAAGGCACGAGAACAGATGATCCCTGCTGTGGCAAAGGTGTTGCGATAGTGTAGTAATCACGAGGCCAATTCCTACGCTTAACGCGTAAATCAGGCAAAATTGACTCCAGTAAACTTGAATTATCGCCTTCGGTTAAGAATTCCAAAGATGCCTCCTGAATGTTAGGATTACGATAATACCAACGCCAAATTTGATAATAAGCGAAAGGGGGAGCAGCATCAATATCGACCTCAGCTATAAGTGTACCGGTACCAGGGGGAGCGTTGAATCCCATGTAGTTCATAATACCATTCGTAAATACCGCATCCGATTGCTTGTATCCAAACCATGCCCATTCAATACCACCGGTTACAGGATCCTGCATCATAAATTGTTCAAACGCTGGCCATAGAGCCGCCTTTCTTACATAGAACCAGTCTACTGTGAAATAACATTGGTGCATGATCGGGAGGTATAAAGCAGCAAAACGCATTTTAAACTCCGCTGCACATTTAGCAACTTCACCAGGATAAACCTCCTTGCATCCAAAAGGTACAAGTTCACCCATTGTAAGGGTTGTTTTATGGTTAAATCCTTTGTGGAACCAGTTTTTGCTTTCGTGTTTTTCCATCCTTTCGGGGATAGTCCTTGAGTCTTTAATAGCCATAGAATTTAATTTAGTATAATGATATAATTGGTGTCATCTGTCCAAGAAATGTATATTTCACACATTCCTTTAAAATAAAATATCCCTTCAACGGTAGCCGGTATCATCTCGTTCCTGCTGGCTTAAATAGCTTCATGCCAATAGAGAATAATGTCTTTACCCAATCTGGCATATTTTCAATGCCCTTTTCGAATTCTTCATTTATGATTCTCTCCATGTCGCGTATGCTCCAAAGTTGTTTTAATAGTTCATCCTGACTTACAAGATTAAGAACCTTCTGTTTTGCGAGCTTAAGTTCTTCTACCTTCATTTGATAGGAAATGCCATTTTTAAAGGCTTTTTGCTCCAATGAAAGAGTAATATCTGATAATTGCTTTTGATTTTTCTCCATGAATGACCGATTAAGTTTCATTTTCCGGTCAAGATTAAGGAGGAAAGTTTGATTTGTTTCAAGAGGATTTTTTGATAGTCCAGGTCCTACCAATGATTGTAACCATTCTTTTTCATCGCTTTTAAGCTCATTAACCATAGTTTGAAAATCAGTTTGTGCCTGGATTTGTGGGATCCTTGCGTCCGCAAGTTTTTTCTGAATTCCAAGTCCTTCTTTACTTATGTCAGCTCGAAGATCAGCAATATATTTTTGCAAATCAAATCCTTTTTGCTGCATATTGAAACCCTGGTACCCTAATTCCTTTCGAAGATCAAGACCTGCATATCCAAGGTCTCTTTTAAGGTCCAGTGATTGTTGTGATGATGCTCCTAATGTAGGATCAAGAGACATTTTAGGTACATCCGATTGCTGATTAACTTTGCCTTCGTACATGTAGGCAAGCGGTAACCCCGCTTTTCTTAAACGCCTTCTTTGAGAGGCTGGAGAATTGTATTTATTCTGCATTATAGTTCCAGCAGAAGAGAACGCGCCGGACATTGCCGCCGCTATTATTGCCCCAAGTATTGGTGTCATAGAAAATTTTTTAAATAAAATTTTTTGGGCCTTAGAAAGACAAGGCATCTAAGGCCCTGTTAAGGTATGTTTTGAAAATTATTTGTGCAAATAATTTTCAAAACATTGATTATTAGTTAATTATAACTAATTGATTATCAATATTATATATTGTAATTTTTTTTTCAAAAAAAAGGAAATTTAGCGCGCGTTTCGGTTGCTGTGGATCCTCGTCACCTGTTCGCTTCTCGTCCTCCTATGTCGTCCTTTTCGCTCTCCTGTTCCGTGGATCCTACGCAAACGAAACACCGTGGCTGTTCCTTCATGCGAAACGCGCGCGCCTCGCTGCCTTTGCGGCTTCGCCGATTGCCGGCAGTCGAGACTTGTTTTTTATGTGGCTTCGCCAATGTTGTTAATGTGTGGCAGTAGCCACCATGTTTGACATGTGATACTGTGAGAGATTTATGAATAGTATTGGGTGTGAGCGGAGTGAGAGCGGGAATTGTGCAGGAGTCCTAACGCTTCGCTCACCCCCGTTGGCCGCCTTCGGCGATTGCTTTTGACCGCCCTCCAGGCGGTTAGTCGGGGGCCAGCCCCCGCACCCCCGCGCCTCTCGCCGGCGGGGCACGACTAATGAAGTTATTTTGTTGTTTTCTTTAAGGATCCGGCGTTGCTACACCTAAACCATAGCTTTTGGGATCCTATAAATAGAAAAGGGGCCGACCCTATGACAAGTCGAACCCCTTAACCAAAATCCCCTATTTAGATATCCGGATTATCAGATTCCAATTCTTCTTTGGTAGGTATTACGTGGGCTGATTCCGGATCATCTCGATGTGATGCAATGATCAAGTCACGAATTCTGTGTGCAAATTCATCCATTGAAGAATGCCGGTTAAGTCCGAGGACGTTATTAAGGGCTTCCATAAATACGGAAAATTGAAGGTACTTTTTC